TTCTGTCTTCACAAAATTCCTTAGCAGCTTTCCACTTTGCTTGGTTTTTTGCGTAAGTCATTGTTTCTCTAATTAGAGTTTGTTTTCTTTTATTTTTTGATGCTGACGGTTCTATTGTTTCTCTTAGTGGTTTTATTTCTACAACAGCTTTTTTAATTTCTCCAGTTGATGAGATGTACTTGATCAAAAAATCTGGAAAATATCTTTTTACTTTATTTGTAGTTGGGTCAAAATATGGAATAAAAAATTCTTCTGAACTGTATTCCAAAATATTTTTATTATCATCGCACCATCTCATGAATTTTAATTCCCAACTACTTCTATAAATTATATTTCTAACATCACCTTTATATTTTTCTGGATTTCTTGGATGAAATCTACCTTGATAATATTTTCCGTCACGAGGCATTTTTCTAAAACTTATCTACATAGTATATAATCAGTAGAAATATTTAGTTCTAATGGCAGGGAACATTCCAGTCAGACATTATAAAACATCTGAGATTATAAGTAGGTTTTCTAAACTTGCTCAAACATCTCAATATTATGTTTGGATACAGCCAAATTCAATCGTTGACGCAAAAATAAAAGATAAGAAAAGTAGTGCTAATCCTTTTCAGTTAAGTCCTACTTTTACAACAGAAGAACTTGGTATGTATTGTAATGAAGCATCACTTCCTGGAAATTCTTTTGCTACAACTGAAATGACCACTGATCTTCCAGGAGTATCTCAGAAGTTTCCATACAGAAAAATATATAATGATCTTCAATTATCATTTTACGTTGATCAGAACTATGAAGTTATTAAATTTTTTGAAAAGTGGATGAGTTATATTGCAAGTCCATATGGATCAGGTTTTGCAATTAATGAACAAAGTGGTCAAAATGGTTCTTTTAGATTTAATTGGCCAGATAATTATAAATGTAATATCTACGTTGCAAAGTTCAATAAAGACAACTCTTTAAATGATGCCATAGCATATAGATTTATAAATTCTTTTCCAATAGATATCACATCAATGCCCGTTTCTTACGAGTCTTCTGATGTTTTAAGGTGTTCAGTTTCCTTTGCTTATGATAGATATGTGTTTGATCCAACGGGAAAATCTATCTCTACCGTTATTGAACCACCAAAACAAGAATCAGCATCTCAAGATCCAATAACCGTTTTTAATCAAAATGTTAAAAATGGTGAATATGTGCCAAATATAACTGATCCTACTTTATTGGCAATTAAACAATATGCTGCTCAAGGAATCACTGGTGGAGGTGTATCTCCAGAATGATCTTATAATTAGAGAATAAATAATCACACCTGATTTGTATAGATCATTATGCCATTACCTAAAATTGCATTACCAGAATATTATCTGCAATTACCTTCAACGAAACAAGAAATAAAATATAGACCATTTTTAGTTAAAGAGGAAAAGGTATTAGTTCTTGCTTTAGAGAGTCAAGATAATAAACAAATTTCGTCTGCTATTAAAACTGTTCTCAACAATTGTATTATCACTAAGGGAATAAAAGTTGAGACTCTTCCAACCTTTGATATTGAATATTTGTTTTTAAATATTCGTGGCAAATCTGTTGGAGAGGAAGTGGAAGTAACTGTTGTCTGCCCAGATGATGGAGAAACTACTGTTCCAATTAGAATTTCTCTGGATGAAATTGAAGTTCAAGAATCTGAAACTCACGAAAAAGATATTAAGTTAGATTCTGAGTTGTCCATGAGATTAAAGTATCCATCATTGGATCAGTTTATTAAGAATAATTTTGATTTCACTGGTAACAATGCAAATCTTGAACAATCTTTTGACTTAATTGCTTCTTGTATTGATGTCATTTATAACAAAGAAGAAAGTTGGGCATCTGAAGATGTTTCTAAAAAAGAACTTATGGAATTTTTAGAGCAACTAAATTCCAAACAGTTTAAGCAAATTGAAAAGTTCTTTGAGACTATGCCAAAATTGAGTCACAAAGTTGACATTGTAAACCCCAAAACAAAAGTTAAGAGTACTGTCGTTCTGGAGGGATTAGCATCTTTTTTCGGGTGAGTATGAGTCATATTGATTTGGAATCTTATTATAGAATTAATTTTGCCTTGATGCAGTATCATAAATATTCTTTGACTGAAGTTGAAAATTGGATGCCTTGGGAAAGGGAAGTTTATGTTGGTTTGTTAAAACAGCATTTAGAAGAAGAAAAACTCAAGCAACAACAAAATGGCGGTTGAACAAGTAAGTGCAGAGATACTTAGAATACTGGGACTTGAAGAGGCCGATGAAGTTGACATGGAATCCTACAAGGGATTTCTTCGTGAAAAATTAGTTCTCATAGATATGGGAAAGTCAAATCTTTCTCGTGATCAAGAAATAATAATACAAGACGAGTTCAAAAGAATAAAGTCAAAACCAAATACAGTCAAAGTTAAAAAAACTTTTGTTGATCCAAAAGCAGTTTTTAATAGAAGATCTGATAATGGAGTTAAATATCTTCCACCAGCTCCAGGAACTCTTGCAAGAAGAGTTATCCCACAAGCAAAAGTTTCTGGAGAGAATTCTGGAATACTTCAAAGTATAAATTCTTTGTTGAATAATATTTGGAAAAATTTATCTGATGATGAGAAAAGAAAGAAGAGATTAGAGAAAGATGGAAAAGCAAAATTAGATAAAGAAGAAAAAGCAGCAGAGGAATCTTCTTTAGAAAAAGTTTCAAAGGGTATTGTCAAAGCATTAGAAAAAACTTTTAAACCAGTAATTGATATATTTGATAGAATTGTAAAAGCAATACAACTTTTATTTCTAGGATGGGTTGCAAATAGATTACTTGATTGGATAAATGATCCAAATAATAAGAGAACTTTTGATGCAATAGTAGATTTCTTATCTAGAAATGCTGGTAAACTATTGTTATTGTTTGTGATGCTTAACAATCCTCTTGTGAAGATTGTTAGGTGGTTGGGTAAAAATATGATCAAATTCCTTGTGAGGATGATTGCAGATCTCACTAAGGGCAAAAATCTCCTCAAAGGTATTCGTGGTGGAAGAGCTGGAGCAGTTGCAAGTTTAACTATAGGTGCAACAGTTGCTGCTACTGGTATTGCTAGACAGTTTATGAATAATGATGAAGGTGAAAGTGATGATAACAAGTTAGAGATATCAACCTTTGATCCAGAAACTCCAGAATATAAAGGTGGTGGCGTTGTAAAAACAATTAATTTTAATGGTGGTGGATTTCCAGATTTATCAAAAATAAAAACTAAAGCATCTGGAACTGAATCTTTAAGTCCAGGTCTTATTGATAAAGGACAATCTGGTATTGATAAAGTTAATGCAAATGTAACTAAAGGTGAATTTATTTCTTCTGTTCCCGCAGTCAATACTTGGGGAGTTGATTTTTATGAAGCACTCAATAAACTTGGTGGTGGAACAAACCGACCAACTTATTCTGGTGGAAGAATGTATGCTAAAGGTGGTGGACTAGCAATTGATAGTAGTGGAGGTGGAAGGACTAGATTATCATCACAAACATCTTTCTCTCAATTGAGACCTCACCACGGAACTGGTGATTCTAAAAGAACTTATGGAACAACTAAGGATTATGTTCTTTACTCTAAGGATAATCCAAATAATTATGATGTAGATGTTCCAACTCCTGTAGATGCGGTTGTAAAGTTTGCCGGTGATAAAGGAGATGGATATGGAAAATCTGTTGAATTAGTTGATGAAAATGATAAAATGTTGGGATTATTTGGACATTTCAATAAATTAAAAGTTTCAACAGGTCAAAAAATAAAAGCAGGAAAATCGTTGGGTATTCAAGGATATACTGGACGTGTTTATCCGCCAGGTCCAGATGGTCAGCACTTGCATATGGATGCTAATCCATCATTTCACGAAAAATTCATTAATTATATAACTTCAGGTAAGGCTGTTTCAACATCCGATGATTCTAGTCAATTAGCTCAGAGTCCTGAAGACAAAACTACAGACACTGACTCTTTTAATGGTATCAAGTTCGCCTCAGAAGCAGATAGAAAATTGGCTACCGCATATCTAAAATACATCACTCAACCAATGGGACGTGGTTTAGATATTAGACCAACTATTGATATGGTATCTGGAACTGGTAGTGGCACTCCTCCAGCTGCTGCGGGTGCTGATGTTCGGTCAGGATCTGCTTCAAGAGGTGGTGTAGAACCAACTGTTGCTGCAGCACATAGACAAATAGCTTCTCCCACAAGATAAAAGATGGCAATATCAGCACAAAAACTATTACCACAGTCTGGTTCATCTGGAATAAAGTTATCATCTTCTATTGTAAAGTCATCAAATCATTCCATAGCAAGGAGAAGATCACCCACAGTAGAGCAAGGAGAGGTTCAAGATCGATCTGGAAAATTAGTTCCGATTTATGAATCTTTAATAAAGATAAATGATTTGATTTCTAAAAGGTCAATAGAAAATAAAAAGACAACAGTTCAAAAAGTAAACTTAGAGGATAAGAAAAAGAAAAAATCTCAAGAAGAAAAATTAGAAATAAAACAATCAAAGGGAATAGTAAATCTACCAAAAATACAAAATCCATTTGCAAGTTTCTTTGATCGTCTTAGAAATGCATTAGTTCTTTTATTTTTTGGTTGGTTGGCTAATCGTTTTTGGGAATATATTCCAAAGATATTAGAAGGTGTTTCTAATTTTATAAAAACATTTGAACAAATTCGTGCTGTATTGAAACCCATAACTGATGTCTTAGGATCTGCTCTTTATCATGTAACACTTGCAGGAACTAAAATGTTGGGTGCCATTACTGGTGCTCAGATTGATGAAAATGAAAAAAATCTTGCAGTAGCAATTAACGAACTTGATAAAAAGTTTAGTATCATAGATGCCTTGATGGCAGGTATTATCATCGGTGATATTTTTTCTGCTGTTGCTGATGGATTGGATTTATTTGAGAGACCTGGAAGAGGTGGTGGAGATGGAACAACTGATATTCAAGGTAGAGGACCTGGTAGAAGTCGTTATGGAACTAGTTCTGCTGCAGCACGAAGATATGCCGAAAGATTTGGTAGAAATGCTGCTGTTCGTAAATTTGGACAAGAAGCTGTTGAATCTTTAGGTGGAAAATACGCAAGGTCTGGACTTACAAATCTAGCAAGAAAAGGTGCTGTTGGTATTCTTGGTAAAGGTGGAGTAAAGGCAGCAATAAAAATTATAAAACCACTAACAAAAGCAATACCAGTTATTGGTGGACTGATTGAGTTTGGACTCGCTCTAATGGAAGGAGACAGTCCTGGTAGAGC